CCTATTGGCGGGACTCGCTGACGATCGCGTCTGCCGCCACGGCGTCCATTGACCTACGCAGTCTGTCGCTGGAGTTCTTCACGGCTACCGGCAGCGTTGGGCTGGCCAGCGTCAAGCAGCTGCTTGTAGTCAACAAGAGCGGCGCCGCAACGCTGTCTGTCGGCGGCAGCGTCACGAATCGCTGGACCGCTCTGGCTGCTGGTGCCATCACGCTCGGGCCGAGCGGCAGCGTCTACGCCTCATACACGGGCACCGGCTATGCCACGAACGCGAGCGACAAGGTGCTGACGATCACGAACAACGGCGCCGCCAGTGCCACCGTCGAGGTCTACGTCGCGGGAGTCAAGACATGATTGCCGACCAAGCCGTCAGGGACGCTTCGCCCGTGTTGGATTTCGCGGGCAAGGTGCAGGCGTTTCTTGCGTCCGCCAAGGCAGCCGCCGGCGACGGGCTCACGTGGGCGGAGTTCGGCGAGCTGCTCGTTGCCCTACTGCGGCTCTCCGTGCAGACGCTCGACGCCACGCTGACGCTGACCGGCCCCGAGAAAAAGATTCTCGTGCTGGAAGCGGTGTCGGTTCTGTTCGACACGTTTTCCGACCGCTGCGTGCCCATCGTTGTGTGGCCGGTCTGGATGCTGGCACGCCCTGCGATTCGTGCCCTGATCCTTGCTCTCTCGTCTGGTGCCGCAGAGCAGCTCCTCTCGCTCGTGAGGTCGCCCGCATGATCGTCGCCGCACTGATTGCCGCAGCGTTGCTGCTGTTCGCCGACACGGAGCGACTGGCCAAGGCGCGGGCGTGGCTGATTGCACATGCCGCTGGCGTCAATCCCAAGCACGTGGCTAGCGTGGCCTTACTGGCGATCGCTGCGGCGAGCTACGCCTGGCAGCCGGCAAGTTCGCCCGACTTCACGCCGGCTCCGGCGCCGCCGGACGCATTCACGCTGCGAGGGGCGTTCACCGGACCGGACGCGGCTGACGATGCCGCCATGCTGTCCGCCCTGCTTGCCGAGCTGGCGGATTGCATTGAGCGTGACGGCACGCTGACCGAGCCGCGCCTGCGGACGGGAGTGGCGTTTGACGACCTGCGGATCGCCGCTCGAGAGGCCCGCATGCGTGGCGAGAGTCTCGGCGCCAAGCAGCCGAAGGTCCGCGACGCCATTCACCGGTTTCTTGACCAGGCTGTCGGCACCTCGGGCGGGCCGGTCACGCCGGACAGCCGGTCGGCGTGGGTAGCGGCGTTTCGTGACTTGTCGCGGGCGTGCATGGAGGCGGTGCAGTGAGCCAGCGCCAGGCGTGGTCGTGGTCCGCCGTCGCGTTCGTCGTTGTGTGTGCCATCATCGGCGCTCTCGTGGACCGTGCGGCAAGGCAGGGCGCGACAGACGGGAACTTCGGGTACACGCCTGACCCCGAGGGGGTGCGGGCGTTTCTCGCGACTCTCGGCAACGAGAAGTTTTTCGCGCAGGCCGGCGCAGAGGCGATGAAGGAAGCCAAGGGCGTCGACACGTTTCTGTACCGCCAGATGGACCGGGCGCACCGTGCAAGGTACGGCAAGCCGTTTGTCGTCGGCAGGCAACTTATTGGCGATTGCGTCAGCTGGGGCGCGATGCACGCCGTCTATTGCCAAGACGCTGTCTCGTGGTCGCTCGGAAAACTTCCAGAGGCGCCTCTGATGCCGTGCTCTGAGGCACTGTACGGCGGCGCAAGGGTCGAAGCGCGCAATAAGCCAGGCGACGGCGCTCAACCCTACGGAGGGTGGAGCGATGGGGCCACGGGCTACGGCGCGGCAAAGTTCCTGCGCGATTACGGCGTCATCTACCGCGAGGTGGTCAACGGAATCGACCTGACGGAGTATTCCGGCGAGCGTGCGAAGCAATGGGGTGCATATGGCTGCGGCGGCCAGGGAGACCGCGGAGTCATGGACACGCTGGCGAAGCGTCATCCATGCAAGCACGTGGTCGCCATTCGCACGTGGGCTGAATTGGCGTCATGTCTGGAAAGCGGCTATCCGGTGACGCTTGCCAGCTCGCAGGGGTTTCAGTCCACCAGAAACAAGGACGGCATCGCCGAGGCTAGCGGCATTTGGATGCACCAACAAGTCGCCATAGCGGTGCGGCACAAGAAGAACGGCTCGCCCGATGACTGCGTGCTGATCCTCAATAGCTGGGGGCCGAATTGGATCGGCGGCCCGAAATGGCCGGAAGACATGCCGGAAGGTTCCTATTGGGCACGCCGGTCTGTCGTGGAAGGGCGGATGCTCGAGGACGCTTGGGCAATCGGCGACACCGACGGATTCCGCTACCGCGACCTCGACCACGGCGGCTGGCTACAGCCTGTGCCCGTACAGGCGATGCCGCAGCCCGCTCGACTTGTTGCAGACGTCTACAGGCTTGGACTCTAGGAGACACGCATGGCTCTGATTACGTGGGCGATTTTTGGTGCCGTCGTCGGCGGCATCGCCAAGTCACTGATGCCCGGTAAGGTCAACGAAGGGTGGCTGCCTGCCATCGGCTTGGGCATCGCCGGCAGCGTCATCGGCGGTCTGCCGTTTGGCACCGGCCCGGCCGGGTTCATAGGCTCCGTTCTCGGTGCCGTGCTCCTGCTCTACCTCCTCGAGCAGTGGAGGGCCAGCAATGTCTGACGAGACGCCAGCCATCCAGCCCGACCGCCAACGCGACATCCGCCTGCTCGTCATCGCCGGCATCCTAGGCTGTGCCCTCGGGTGGTTCGCCGCCACATCGCCGGCGTCGCCGATCAAGCCGGCTCCCGACCGCCCTGTCTTGCGGTTCCTGGCAAAGCTGGCCCGCACTGGCCTGTGGGTCATGATGTTTGCCGAGCAGCCGCCGCAGGAGAAAACCCAGACCTACATCGTCCACGCCCGCGTAGACGAAGACGGCAACCCGGTAATCAATCACGCGCGAGGGTGGTGACGCATGTGGCAGACCATCCTGGCATGGCTTGTCTGGCTGTCGGCTGACCCGCAAGCCATCGACCGCGAGGCACCTCGGGCAGCCGGGGCTGTGGCCGTGGCCTACGCACCATTCGCTCCCGAATCCGCCCCAGCCCCCGGCCCCGCCCCGAAGCCCGATTGCTGCGAGGACTGCGGCGGCAAGGGCGTCATCGTTCACGGAGACGGGCACCGGACGTCGTGCCCCTGCCCAGCGTCTTGCAGATGCAAGGCGTCCTCTGCGTCGCCCATGGTGCTGCTACCTGTGCGGCCTGCGGGCGCGAGGTGACACCGTGGGCGACGCAGTGGCCGCACCCAGAATCCGCGAGCTAGCTGACGCGGTCCGCACGAGGCTCCACGAGCCGCCGGCGTGGACGGATGCAATCGTCGCCGTGGTCGAGTCGGTCTGCAGAGCGTGGCCGATTGAGCAGATGACACGGCTGGCGCGGCGCCCAGAAGCTCCTGCCAGCGGCAACGACACGCTGGACGCCCTGGCGGTCATCACCGCCAAGACGAGAGAAGACCTCGAGCACCGCTACGGCGCCACCGGGAACGTCGCCATAGCTATCGACAAGCTGCACAAGACTGTCGTGCTGGAGATCGCAGAAATCTGGTTCGGCGGTCCCGATAGTCGCGTCGCGATCAGGTCCGCGTGCCGCGAGGCGTGGCGAAACGCTTGACACGCATCTCCACACTCACGGCATGGACGCCGTGCAGCGAACCCTATGGGTGATCGTGCCATCACCTAAGCAGCAGAAATCGCACGGCGAGCGCAACCGCCGGACGCGCCTGAGCAAGGCTCTGGACCCAGAGCTGGCCGGGTGGCTCCGTCGGGTGGCCCGGTGTCATGCCCATCTGTGTGCCGTGGTGCGGCTCTACGGGCGTCCTGAGTCAGCAGGGGGTCGAAGCAACAACGGCGACGACTACTCCGCACGGGCCGCCAGGGGCGACCGCACGCTGCTCCACGATGCTCTGATGAGCACTGGGGACGAGCTGTACCAGATCGCCGACGACGTGCAGGACGCCATCGGCGTGCCCGAGCCGACCAGCCATAGGCCGGGCACGCCAGGGAAAATAGATGTACTCTCGCAGAGGTCTGTGGACGGCAAGCCGTTATTTGTCAGAGGCGATGCCCCGATAGACCTACGCTGACCGCAGCGGCGGGTGCGGCGCGCGGGTTCTCCCTCCTTCCCCGTGCGCCCCCGCCGACTCCGGTTGCCTTGACAGAGTTGGTTAATGGCTGCCAGCCGGGTTTTCTGGCGGCTTGCCCGTCAGGTCGAGGGGCGGCAGGAGGTCAATTGCCGTAGTTTTCGGTCGGGCAATCGTCTCGTCTAGGTAGTGCCGCTTCGTGATGCTTGGGTTGCTGTGGTCAAGCAATGCCGTCGCATCGCCGCCGGCGGCTGCGATGTAGCTGGCCGCTGATTTGCGCAGCCCGTGAAATCCGCGATTGACGACGCCGGCACGCCTGCACAGTCTTCCGAAATGATGCCAGA